GAACTGCCCGCCCGGGCCGGAAAGAGGGATTGTGGGGTCCACTTGGAACGGGAAGGGATTGCCTACACCAGACATCAGTCATTCTCCTCTTGCGGGGCAAGGCCGCTAGCACCCTCGGAGGGTTCCCCGCCAGAAGAGCCCGCTGGCGGGGAACCCCCTTGCGGGGGGCCACTGGCCCCCAACGGGCCTTGCGCTTGCGCCTGCGCAGCGTTATGTGCCTCGGCCATGTGGCCGGTGAGGTTGTGCAACCCAGCGACTGCTAGCTGGTGCTGCGCCAGCTTCAACGGACGCGCAAGCGCGGCTTCCCGCTGCCGCACCTGCTGATCCTGCTGCTGCAACCAGGACTGCAGGGCCTGGCCCCCAGCGGGCATGTCGGCCAGCAGTGTTGCCATCGGCAACGCGCCGAGGCCATGGGCCACCATCTCCGCCGCGGCATCCACCACGTCTTCCGAGGACACGGTGTCCCCCAGCGCGGTGAGCTTGTCCAGCTGCTCGCGCACGACATCGAGACGCTGGCGGCTCTCTGCCAACTTGTCGTACTGGGCGTTCGCCCTGGTGAGTTCCCCACCGAAGGCCTGCATCATGGGGGACACCTCTGCCTCCGTGGCCCCGTGCAGCGACTGGTCCTCACTAGGGGTGAGCTGCCGCTGCGGCACTGCCGGGACTGCACTTGGCGCTGGTTGCCCGCCATATCCAGGGGAAAGTCCGTGCATAGCGTTCTCCTACGGGATGAAGGCCAAGTCGCTGGCGGCCGAGGTGGGCAGGGCGGTGTTGAAGGCGGAGCCACCGGGGAGGAAACTTGAGTTGAGCCCGGTGACCCCCACCGGGGACAGCCCATTCGCCCCACCGCCCTGCAGGGCGCTGAGCGCCGCATAGTTGATTGCGGTGTTACCAGCGGTGTTCGCGGTACCGCTAAGTCCGCTGGAGATAGCGTTGGCCACCCCGATTTGCCCAGCCGCCGCCGCATTCGCCCCACCGATGAGCGCTCCGCCTTGCCCTGCTGCTGCGCTCTGCGAGTTCGCAAGCAGATTAGTATAATTCCCCAGGATGTTTTGGTACTGTTGCGAAGCGAGTCCGGAGGCAAACCCTTCCGCCCCCTTCATCGCTGCACCGCTGCGCGCCAGCCCCTGCGCGGCGAAGCCGTTTTGGACAGACTCCAGCCCCTGCTGCATGGTGAACTGGTACCCGGGGGTCCCCTGGAGGAAGGTGTTGATCTGGTCCGAGGAAGGGAGGTTGCCATTTGCATCCGGCAGGCCCAAGAGGCCCTGGATCTCCGGAATGGCCCCTTGGCCCACCTGGGTGAACGGCTGGAGGCGCGCCGCTGCCTGCTGCGCAGCTGTCAGCTGGGTATTCGCCGCGTCTTGCGCAGCGTTCGCCCCGATGACACTGGAAGCGACGCCGCCAGCGGCGGCAAGGCCACCAGCAACGAGCGTAGCAGTTGGGAGGGTGATACTAGGCATCTTAGTCCTCTTCTCCCAGCCAGAAGGCATAGGTGGTGTGAATGGGCTTCCCGCCCTCCCGTTCAAAGTATTTTCCCAAAACGCTGCCACGGCCCAGGAATCTGTGGTGGGCGTAGGCGGCCTGCACACCTTCGGCGCGGAGCGCCGCGATGCTGTGCCGCCAGACAGTGCGGCCAGCGTCGTAGCCGGGGAGGGCAAACCAGCCGCCCATCAAGGCGATAAGGAGTCCCTCGGACTCACAATCGTACTGCACCATCCAGGTGATGTAGGCGACAAGGTTGCCTTCCAACCGGGCAGTCCAGATGCGCAGGGCGCCAGTGGCCTCCGCAGCGAGCATAAGTGTGCTGTCCATCTTAAAGGGGCGCCGAGGCTCACTGACATCCTGTCCAACTTCCTTGAAGTGCGCTTCCGCCAGCGGTTTGGCGTCCCGCCAAAACGGCGTCCACTCTTCCCGTTGCAGCGCCAGCAAAGGCAACTGGTACTGCAAGTCGTTCTGTGCTAATTCAGCCATTGGTGCCCCTTTGAACTTTGCCTCCGCACGATCTCCGCCTTCATCGCAGCGATCCCCGCCTGATTCGCGCGGAGCAACTCCACCCGCTCGTACATATCCACCTGGATGTTCACCTCGCAGAGGGCGGCGTGCCACACCCAGTCGAAGGGCAGCTCCAGACAGTGCTCCCACACCACCTTCGCGGACGCAGGGTCACTGAGTGCTTCCCAATCAAGGGACACCACTCCCGGCTGAGCCGCCACAAGGTTGAGCAAGGTCCAACGCTGGACCAGCTCTTCCAGCGAGGCCTCAAGTCCCTGCGCCGCAAGCGACGCTTGCACCGCAACCGGGTCCCGGCGGACGACCACCAGTCGCAGGTCAGGCACCTCTTGCAAGAGCAGCCGCCAGGCGATGACCGCCCCGGTTTCACAGCTCCCGTCCATGCTGCGCAGCCGGAGGACGAAGTCCGTGATCGAGTTACACTGTATCGCGATGTCGTGCCCGACTTCCTTCCCGGCGTAGCCGAGCCAGTGCTTGCACCATGCACTGCGTGAGCGCGGCAGCGAGAGCACCAGGAAGGGCGGGGTGGAGTCCAGCTTCATCCCGCCGCCCCAGAAGGATAGTACACCACCGTTGGCACTGCCACAGTCCACTCCACCTTCAGGGTGTCCCCCTTCGCCAGCGGCACGCAGGCGCCGGTAAGGCCGACCACCTGGGTGATCGAGTCCCGAGTGAGGGACACCTTCCCGCTGGAGGCGATCCAGAACCCGTCGCCACTTGCAGTGGCGGTGAAAGGGGAAGACCCCAGTGTCTGCGGGACCGGGGTCTCCCCAGGTTGATTTGCAAGGTTGAGGGTGCCAAGGACTTTCCCGTTATTCACATTGACCACTTGCAGCGGCGCACCAGACCCCGATGGGGTCTGGTTAATCACCGCGCCATTCGCCTGCGCGGTCACCTGCCCCCCAGCAAGAATCCAGAGCCGCATAAAGAACCGTTCCCACACCGGGCCGCACAGGCCGCTCTGCGGGTCAGGCACGATGGGGGCGTCCAGCTTCGGGAACGGCTGGTACGAAGTCAGGACTACGGGGCTTCCACCACCACTCATCGCGCCAGCACCCTGCCTTCTACCCACGCACCGTTCAGGGTTGCCGGGCCGTTGAGACTCCAGCTCACATCATAGATCCGATCCATCGCCTGGCCAAGCCCGCCCCACTCAGGGCGGGTGCCATATTGGCCCAACTCACCGATGGTTTGCAGCAGTCCTTCGTTCCAGCTGTGCCCCCGGTCATCCGACCACTTCAAAGTCACCAGTGGTTCCACCGGAGGGGAGGCTTGCTGCGGCACGTTGCCGCAGTCGATATCCAGCAAGAACCTGTCGTGCTGCACCATCCGGCCTTCCGCCAGCACCTGCTGCCCTTGCGAGTTGAAACCTGCCATGAGGTGGGGGAAGGAACGGGCGTAGAAGCAAGGGCCGGGGGCACCACCAACGGTGAGCTGGTCGCTGTACGTGTTTAAGTCCAACTTGTACAGTGTCCCGGTCTGCCAGTCCAAGGCGACTTGCTTCCCGTAGAGACTGGCGTACCCCATCGGGCGCTCCCGGTGTAAGGTTCCCTGGGAGTCAATCCAGCACCGCTGGTGCCAGCCCATCATCGGGTCATCCACCGTCTCGTCCCACACCCAGCTCTGATCCCCGGTCGGGAAGTTGAAAACCACGAAGCGATGGCCATCCTGCTGGTAGGTGTACGCGACGCAGTCGCTGATGGTGCCCTGGTCGTACATCTTACGAATCTGGAACTCCAGCGCCGGGTTGGAGATCTTCTGGCACTGGTAGCCGCGGAGGCGCCAGACCTCCCCAATGCCCTGCAAGTCCTGCCCCAGCCAATAGACGCAGATGTCACTGGCCACCACCGAGTAAGGTGCCACCGTGCCGTGCTCGACATAGGCGCCCGGCAGCATTGCAAATGGGAATGCCGGGTTCCCCGCATCGTACCACTGCTCGCCTTTCAACCGCCCGGGGAGCAAGATCTGGTGCTTGTTCACAATAATGGACTGCAGGGGGTCCGGCCAAGCGGCCTTCCCGGCGAAGTAGAGGGGGTCCATCGGCTCGACCTGGTTGGACAAGGAGCTTTGGAAGAAAACCGTCCCAGGTTGGTTCCAGATCAAAAAGGTGTCGATGAAGTCCACTCGGGTGGCCCCGACGAAGCTCAAATCCGTGATTTGGGTGAACCCCAGGTTGTCTGCAATCCGGAACCGCCAGCCGAAGGGGCTGTTATCCACCACCATCATCTCAAACCCGTTGTCGCACATAGACACCGGGGTGGAACCCACACCACTCACCGTCCCAACGAAGTTGAAGGAGAAGTCCGCCTGACTGATGTAGTAAATGTTCCTGCCGACAACAGCGTAGCCGTTGCCATTGCTCGCTTGGTAGAGGCACCGTCCCGCCCCCGGCACCGGCGGAGTGCTGAGCGCTATCAGCCCGGGGCGTTGGTAGTGCGTCAGCGGGGTGGGCGAGTCCTTCGGATTCCTCTCCGGGAAGAGGTTGATGCACCGCTGGCAGTTGGAGATCACGCTGCGCGCGGAGTAACTGCCACCGATGAGAGGAAGCTTTTGCACGCCAAGTCACCTGTGGGTGGGGCAAGTGCCCCACCCATCTGACGGTTAGTAGAGGAACGCGGCAGGGCCGATGTTCGCGGTGTAGACGGCAGACACTGGCGAGATCGGTGCCATTGTGCCGAAGGCGCCGGTTTGGCTGCCAGTGACGAACGGCCACACCGGGGAGTTGATTGCCATAAAGGTGGCGGTAGTGCCATTGCTTTGCAGGGCAAGGAGGTAGTTCCCTGCGGGGATGGCCACTGGAGTGGGCGCCGCGATGGTACCGAAGGGAATCCGCTGGATGGTGTTCGCCGTACCAGCGGTGGCACCTGTGACCGTGTCGGAGACGGCCACGAGGGCACCAGTGGCCTGGTTATACACACCGACAGTCCAGTGGTCCGTACCGCCGGTGGCACCGACGAAGACCTCCACGCCGGTGGCCTGGATGGCCGTGCCCACATTGACACCAGCGTAGTAGATAGTGCCTGCCACGGTGGCGTGGGACAGTCGGTTGCCAAACACCCCGATGAGCGTTGCCAACTGGGCCAGTGAGAGCGCGATGCTCTCCGGCATCTGCCCCTGCGCATTCTGGGTGTCAAAATTGGTGAGTTCCGCGCCGGTTGCAAGCGCACCTTGCGGCATACCATTGGTGATGAAACCACTCATAACTTATTTCTCCTCTTAGCTGCCGGTGTAAAGCAGGACCCACTATGGGTCGGGCTTGACCTCACCGGGCCTAGGTCAACCCAGGGTTAGGGGAAGATCACGTTGTACTGGCAAGTCACCCGCACAGGGGTGGTGCCTACGGTGGGGTTGGTGGTGAGGGCGACGAAGTCCACACCGATGCCGATAGCGGTGGTGACATTCAGCAGTGCTGCGGTGGCAAGTGCCGCCACGCCACTGGAGAGGAATGTGCCGTTGATGAAGGGATTGGCGGGGATGTTGGCGGCTGCATCCGCATTGATGCTCAAGCCGTGGTAGCGAAGGCCAGCGCCTGCCGCCTGCGTGTACGCCCCGGTGCCGAAGTAAGTCACCGTCTCCGGCATGATGAGGGCACCTGGGATCGCCGGGATGATGTTCACTGGAGTGGTGTTCAACGCCAAGACCTGGGCACTGGTGAGCGTCACTACTGAGGTGAGGGCGACCGAGCCGGAGTTGATAATCGCGTTGCCAGCATTCAGCTGGGCCAGAATAGAGTTAATGAGGGCGCCGTCTATAAGGCGCGGGCCAGGGTCGAGTCCAGTGTTTGTGCTGATCGTAATAGGTTGGGTGGTGAGGGTCATTAGCGGGCTCCTTTCTTAGCTGGCTAATAGTTGGTGTCGGAGAAGATGTTGTAGATGCCGGGGCGGGTGATCTCGTCCGGCAGTGTGAGTGCAGCGATCTGGGTGTTCGGCCCGCGGAGACAGTTCAGCGCGTCCTTCGCTAGGGCGGGAAGTTCGTCCCCAGGGAAGGACGGGATGCCATACCTCGGGCGGTTGCGCAAGGCAAGGTTGAAGAGCACACAGTTGAAGTAGTCGTAGGGGAGGCAGACCACGGTGTCCAGGTTGGTGAAGGCCGCGGGGAGCTGCTCCCTCACCGTTATATTGATGGAGTAAATGCCTGCTTGCGGCACGGGGTAGGGGAAGACCTGGGCGAGTTGCCAATCGGAGTCCAGGAAGATCGCGCCGGGGAAGGACACCAGGGACTTGAGCGCGATACGGCTGTAGTCCTCTTTGCTTTGCAAGATACGGAGGGGGTAGTCCACCTGATTCGGCTGGGAGTTCTGTATCTGCCGGAGGAAGGCGGACTCCAGCTTCCGCGGGGCGGCGGTGATGCCAGTTGTGTACACCGGGTTTGCCAACAGCTGCCAGATCGGCTGCGAGAAAGAGACACCGGTACCCACCCCACTGGTACTTCCCTGGGTGAAAGTAATTGGCAGGGGACAGACGTAGGCACCCAGGGTGGTGATGCCGAAGGTAGCAACCGCTCCACCGGCACCGACAGTGAGTACCTTGAGTACCGCGTTCGCAGCGGGCACGCCATCATTCGCACCCACCGCAAGCGTGATCGTGTCGTTGGGGGCATAGTTGACTCCGCCCGTCAGCAGCTGGTAGCTCTGTGGCGCGTAGCCGTTCACCTGCGAGGTATTAAACTGCCCCCCAGGACCCACGGTGTAGGACTGTGCCCCGGTGGAGATAAGTCCATAGGTCTTCAAATGGTAAACCAACCAACGCTTGCGTTCCCACTGTTGCAGCATGGTTTGCAAGCGGAACTGGGTCTCGGTAATATCGTCCGCCAAGGGCGTCTGCCCCACACCTACCCGACCACACTCCCGCAGAGACTGCTTGCACAGGTCCCGGACGGAAAGCCTTGTGGGGTCGAGTAGGTTGAGGGGTGCCACCGGCTAGGCCTTTGCCACAGGGGTGGAGACACCAAGCCCAGGGGCCAGGGGCACGCCCAACTTTGGCAGCGAAGCTGCCTTCGCCGCCAACGGCGCGGCCTCTTCGGCCTCCCGAGCAATGCTCTCCGCATCCCTCGCGGCGGTGATGCGCGCAAGCTCGGCCTCCAAGTCCTTAATCCGCTGGTCGGAGGAGATCGCCGGGACGGTTTTCAACGCACTGGCGGGGAGTTCCCCGCGAGCGATCTGGCCTTCCACCCGGGCACGGATCGCCTTCGCAGGGTGGTCATGCCAGCCATCGGCCCGCAGCTCCCCTTCTTCATCCGGGTTCTCCGCGATCTTCCAGATAATTTCTTTTTGTTCCCCCACAAGTTGTGGCCCCCTGAGAGTCTGTATCCACTCCCCTGGAACGATCACATTCTGCTCCCCCTCGGGGTGGTAGAACATTTTAGGATAAGGCACCGGGCCTTTGTAGAGGGAGGCCCCAGTGACCTTGTCCCGAGCGAAGGTATTTGCAGGGTTGGAGTCAAAAGCGCCTGCGCGCTCCATAGCGTCGTAGATGGTAAAGCGATTGCTAGGCATGGAAGTCTCCTTTAGTGCCCCCATTAGGGGGCCTGCGGCCATCATTGACGGGCAATATCGGACCCCGTCAGCGCCCGTAAAAATCCGGATTACTCGGTTCCACCGGCCACGCCAGCGGTGGGACTTTCGGTGCCACCGGCTGAGGCCCCTTCCCCATATTCCCGGCGGCGGCGGCCAGCGCGCTCATATCCGCGCTCGCCGGCCCCATCCGCCGCCTGGCGGACGCCTCCTGCACATATCTGTCGTCCCCAGGATAGCTCATCCCCTACCTCCCATACCCGTTGGGTATCTTGGTGCCCACAGGGCGCTTAGCGCCCCCCTTCGCGGCATCTGCCGCAGCAAACTCCCGCCCCACACGTTGAGGGATGCCCACCTGAGTGGCAAACTTCTTATTGTGCGCCACCGCCTCCATAAGACGGTGCTGGGCGGGAGATTTGCTCGGCATCTTACAGTCCCTTTTTCAGTTAGATGACATCGGCTACCACACAGGCCCATTCGGGGCGAATCCACAAGTAGCCGTAAAGTACGTCCAGTCGGGAGATCAGCTGGTCCGTCCCGATGAAGTAATCGGTGACCATGCGCATCGAGACCCCGTCAAACTCCTCCCTCGCTGCCTCATGCACGCCCTGAGGCATTTCGAGATCGGCGGTGGCCAACGTGACCGCCTCCGGCGCATAGGCGAAGTTCTTCCTGTAGCTGACGTTCGCCACAAGCGAGTTGGTGGGGTTCACCGCCGCGCCGCTTGCCGGCGAAGCCGTCACGGTCTGGTACTGCACCGGCTGTCCGCCCACCGCAGGCACCAGCGCCGGGTAGATCGGGATGGAGGTCGCACCCGCGGCCACCGGAGCGGTCACGGCGAACTGCCTAAGCTCACCAGTGCTTTGCTTGGTGATCCGGTTGACAGCGAAGACACCAGCAATGGTGATGATGTCCCCCACATTCAGGGAAGCCGCCAAGGCGTTCACGGTGATCGCGAGCCCCGTCTGATTGGCCCCATTCACAGTTGCACTGCCTTGCGCCAGCGCACCGTTGGTGTGCGTGATGGCGGTCTGATCCTTCATCCAGATGAAGCCCAGTGCATCATACATCCGTCCGGTGATGTACTGGCGGCTGATCTGCGGTGCAGGATTCAAGAGGCCGCTAAGGGCGGCCACCACGCGTGCCTCGGTGCGCGGGGAGTTGACAATCTTGCGATTGGCGATGGGAGCAGAGTTCAGGTCCAGCGATGCCCCGGAGTTAAGATAAGTGGATGCAATCGGGGTGAGGATGTTGTTGCTGGTGTCCTGGTTGGCAACAAAGTTGCAGATGCCGCCTTCCGCGCCAGACATGATGTCCACCGCCACGGCGCCTGCCAGGTTGTTGACCATCGGTGCGAGCACCCGACGGGAGTAGTCGTCGAGCTGCATCGTACGCTCTTGCGCGGAGTACGACACGTCCACGTGCTTTTGCGTCGCCAGCACCAGCGTGGTGCTCTGCTCCGCGGTGTCCTGCACCTGCAACGCCGGGCCGGTGGCCACGGTGTAGTCATTGGGCAGGCGGATACGCAGCGAGGTACCGATCTTCGCGCCGTTGACAGCAAAGCTGTCATCATACTGCATATCCACGTTCTGAATGAACGCGTTGGAGTTCTTCCAGAGGCGAACAGCCTCTCGAGTAATCATGTTGATAGTGAGTAGTGAGTTGGCCACGGCCAAGTCCTCCTTGGGTTTACCAGAGAGACCATTCTCTCTGGAGGCCCGACGAAGGCCTCCTGGCCGCGTCGGGGAATGAGCTGCCCAAGCTCGAAAGAGGGCCGTGGCACCGAGGATAGTCGCCCTCGGGAGCGTTCATGGCGGAGACAGCCGCGAAGCCCTGGCAAGTCATTGAGAGGACTTGCACTCGACACCGGCTTAGGGGCCGGGCACCACGGCTTTCGCCGTAAAATCACCGCGCACAGGGCGCAAATTTACTGCAGGCCACGTTCCTGTGCCTGCTTCTCCCGACGGGCGAACCACTCCGCCTTCGGCAGATCCATCCCCCGGTCCTTATCATCCGGGGTGATCTCAGCGAAGTGCGCGCCGTGGGAGCCGATGGGCTGGATGGGGGCAGGGGCGCCAGATGGCGCCGTCGGGGCCTTCAGGTTGGCGGCAAGGGCCGCCAACTCTGCCGCCTGCTTCACCGGGGACAAGGACATCAGTCTCTTCGCCTCCCCGGGATCATCCCCCAACTTGTACAGTATCTGGTGTGCCGCACCGGTCTCCATGGCGGCGGCGAGGAAGGCGTTATACCGCCCAACTTCCTGTTGGTCCCCGGCATCCACCAGCTTCCGGATGTTATCCACCTTAGGTTGCCAATCGCCGTGCGCGGCCTTCCCCGCGTCGATGACCGCGACACACTGGCGCTGCCAGTCGGCCTGGGCCGCCAGCTCCGCCGCCCGGGCGTTGACGCGAGAGTCAAACTCTGCCTGCGACTCCCCCGCCCGAGGCGGTTCCGCCGTCGCAACCGCCTTCTTCCTCTCATCATGCAGCTTGGCGGTTAGCTCCGCTATGCGCGAGTCACGCCAGTCCGCCTTGGGCGCCGCTGGCGCAGGGGTCGGCTCCACCGGAGTTGGGGGTGCAGGGGGCGTGGGCTCCGGTGGAGTCGCTGCAGCGCTCGCCGCTGCAGGGGCAGCAGGCGCCGGCGCCGGCGCAGGCACTGCTGGAGGCGGTACGGCCGCCGGACCTGGTTCAACCTTAGCTGGGGTCGGATCGGGCATGATCTCATCCTCTCTGCGGGGGGAGTGCCCCCATTATGAACTGTGGCTCCTTCCGCCCCCGCATTAGGGTCTGGTCGAGCGCCAATATCTCCACTATCTCCTCCTTGGCCTTGTCGTCAATGGCCGACCGCAACAATAGTCCAAGGGTGGTCCTAGCCGCGTCTATGTGTTTACTCCAATTCCGGGCCACGAAGCGTTCGCGGAGGGCCACCCCCTCAAGTCCTGGGTTCTGCCTTTTCCACTCCGTGTAGACCTTGTTGTTCTCCATCACAATGTCGTAGGTGCCTCCCGCCAGCTCCATCGCTACATCCCTGATTTTCTTATGACAGTGCATCACTCGTTGCCTCGACATCACTCAGTCCTTTCCTTCTTTTCAAAGGGATCACCGGATACCGGCTCCAGCACAAGCGACCCTGCAAAGGGGTTGTGGTCCACCGCCTCAAAGTCATGGCCCTGGTAGAGGGAGAGCCCCGCGCCAGGGCGCGCAAGCGGGGCTTGCCCCAGCGGACTCGAATGCTCCAGCTGATGCTCGATGTCCAGTGGACTGGTCCACTTAGGCAGCGGTTCCACCGGCGGCGCCGGTGGCGGCTGTGCCGCGGAGGAGAAAGAGAGTGTGGGACCGGAAGGGCGCGGGAGAGAAGACCACTGGCTTTGCAGCACCGAATAATCTACATCACCTCGAGTGGCGTCATCTGCCAGCTCCCTTCCGGTCTTTTCCCGATAGACGCTCTGCGCCAGGTCCCAAGCAGCTAAGTCCTGGCTTGCCGGGGAGAAGTCGGGTAGCCCCAGCTTCGTCTTCTCCTTATCCCAGGTAGGGGCGATCATCTGATATTTGCCAGCCGCGCTGGAGTAAAGTCCGTTCCCCAAGGGAATCTTGATCCTCGGATGGTCGTGGTAGGAGTCGAACTGATGGCCCCCGTACAGGACGTTGTATGCCCCCGCCTCGCCGGAGGCAATGCGATCCAGGACCTGGCGGGCGACCGCCGGGAGGGCGTCTACCATGGCCATCCCCCTACATCCTTCGGATCATCCGGGTTGGGCAGCCACTCCTTGTTCCGCCCTACGATCTTGATGTGCTTGGGATCAAAGATTACGTAGTTGTGGCTCCTCTTTTGCTCCTGCACTGAGTACTTCCCCGCGTTCTTCTTTAACCAGTCAGCAGCCGCCTCATATATCTTGGGAGTGTCCGGATGCAAATCCGGCACGTAGGACCAGTGGGTGGGATCGAGCATCCTCTGTGCTTCCTTTGCACTGGTACGCAGCCCCATCTCGGCGTTTTCCAGCGCCTCTGGTAGCATCTTCCCCCCTGGGTCCTTGTAGGGGGAGTAGTCCTGCATCAGACGCCCGTGAGCAAGCTCCCCTGGGGACAGTTGGTTGATAGTAAAGGGCCCGGTGCCGTCTTCCCAACCGTTATTCGCCATCCCTTTGGAGAACTTCTTATCCGCCACCGAGTTGTCGAAGAGCAGCTGGCGCTTCGGCGTGTCCCACCGAGACCCCTGATCGTAGTACCGAATCCCAGGGATCCCCGCGGCGCCCAGGACTCCACTCGCCTCTCTATCCCCAGAGCGATAGCTCGCACCCCGCAGAGTACCTCCAATATCTCTATAAATCTCTTCCCCCGTCGGATCTTTCGCCAAGAAGTCTTTATGTAACAGCCCTGTAGTTTGCAGTTTCTGTTGTACCTCAGGTGACTGCTGCGACAGCGGCTCATCCCAGTGCAGCAGCTCTTCCTCCCTTGGCGAGACCACTAGCTTGAGCATATTCCCTTGCAAAGGCATCGCCTTGTTCCACCCAATGCGTGAGGCATTGTCCTGCAACCAATCTATCGCATTCTGGTGGTGCCCTATCACCCGCTCATAGTATTGCTGGGCATCAGGAGCATAAGGGTTATTTACCCCGCCCTTGCCAAAACGCGCATTGTTATCTTTCACATCTGCAAGCATTCTCTTGTTAGTATCAACCGCACTCCGAAGATTTTTCAACGCTTTGTCTGTGTCCCCACTGGAAAGTCCAGCTGCATGAAGGGCAGTGTTTTGTGGCGAAGCGAAACCATTTTGATCCAGCTGTGCATTGTACGGCAATCGGTCATCATCTTCCACCTTACTTCCATCCAGTGTCAACTCCGGCTCCGCCTGTCCACGCGAGAGCGCCTTCCGGTAGTACTCCGCGGTGCCATAGCGCCCAGCTACATAGTGTCCATAGCCGTAGACCTGTGCCCCCTCCCCCGAGCCGATCTTCTCATTGCTAAATTCCCCAAAGGGTGCCCCCTCGGTGGGGGCAAAGGTGTGCGGGGTGCCGTGATAGCCCCGGAAGGACTCCAGGCCGCCGCCTCCGGCAGGATTCTCCCCCGGGGGCACCAGCCACTCCTCCGCCGAGGGGGCGGTGCCGCCCTTCCATCCACCGGAGAAGGTCACTGTTTGGGGGCCACGGGGGTACCCAGCGGTGGCATGTGGATGCACCTCCGCCTCCCCCTGCGCGAGCCGGTCTTGGACATTCCTCGACTCTACTTCCCCCGCCAAATTCATATAGGACTGGTAGGCCGCGTTCCACTTATTCGACAAGTCCTGGACTCTCACCACCCCATACTTGAGCTTGTCAAAGACCACCGGATCACGCTTCTGCAGGGTCTCCAGGGCATCCCACTCAGCATCCGTCATGGGAGCGCCCTTGTTGAACTTATGCACAACGGTGGAAAAGCCCATCTGCGGATACTCCGGCACCAGATCCCTCGCCTGTTTCACAGTATCGACAAGTCTGGCGGTGGCATCATCCTGCTCTTCTTTGAAAAAGGGAGGGAGGAACTGATTGACGTTCCCGCCCCAGCCGAAGTCCTCATAATGCTGAATGGCATGTTGCACTTCATGGTGCAACGTTGAACGGAAGGCCCCCGGTTGCATTGCTGACAGCGAGATCGCCTTCACCTCCGAATGGTAAGTTCCCTTCGAGCTGGTGCCCCCTGGAGGCTTCCCCCACACCGGCAAGTCCTCCAGCCAGGGATACGCCTGGTACAAAGTTGGGTGGTCGAGCACATCCCCCAGCTTCACCGGATTATTCGCCGGTAACTTAACCTGCCGAGTGTAAGGTGAGTCCCCTGCCATTGGATTCGGCTCAAATGCCCCTCCCGCATATTTATCCAGGAAGTCTTGCCTCAGGTGGCTTGCCCCTGCATCCGGGATCTCGAACTTCCACCTTCCATCCACATCCTTGTACCAGCCGGTGCTCCGCCAGATGTCGTCCTTCGCTGCAACACTGTCCTCCAACCCTTGCTTCGCCCAAGAGGCGTGCCTGTCCAGTGCCTCACCGAGCGGCCTCACCCCCGCTGGCATCCGCTTCGCCTGGGTACTGCCAAAGGCGGTGAAGGCCCCTTCGGGGGCCTCACCCAACATTCCCAGGGTGAACGCGCCGGAGGCGAGTTGCGGGGCAAGCCCCATTTGCTGCTCCGGAGGCAGTTGCCCTCGCGCCGCAGCACCCGGAGCAGTCACCAGTGCGGCCACGTCGTTCGCCAGCACCCGGGGAGTGTCCACCAGGCCACGGAGGAACGGCGGAACGATCCACCGCCCCTGCGGGTCCTTAAACCAACTGGTGGTCCCCGGCTCTGGCTTCCCAGTAACGGGATCTGGGGTGAACTCATAAGGCAGTATGTCTCCATACTGCTGCGTCGGGTAGGTCGCTGGCAACAGCCGGTTTGGCCACCAGTTATAGGGCGACAACCAGTTGCCAGTGGCAGCGGCCCCAGCCGCTGGCGGCGGTGGAGTGAGGGTGTAGTCAGTGGCGCCTGAGGCGGTCGGTGTCTGTTGATCAGCCATTGAAAAGCACCTGTGAGGGGACTACCACGGTGAAGCTCGCCTGTGGCGGCACCACCCCCTGGGGGAGTGGACTTATGTTCAGCGTGACCGCGTAGAACCCCACCTGGTTCAAGTCCCCTTGCTGCACCATGTACATCCCCCACTGTCCCTTCAACATACTCTGGTCGGTGAGAAACACATCCCGGTTGCCCAGAGCGGCAGAGCCCCCCACTGTTGTCCCATCCGGCCGCAAGATGGTCACGCTGAGCACCTTGCCTGTAAGGCCAAACCCCGCGTCCACCATCAAGGGACAGTTGGTCTGCCCCAGCAACGCCACCTCACTCAGCGGATCCCCTGGTGCCAGCATAGCTATCTCCTCCAGAGGTAAGCGTTGAAGGCCGCAATTGGATTGCCAAATGGGCCACCAAAGGTCCCCTTACCCTTGCACTGCAAAGCCGTCTTCCCTTTCAGGGGAAGGGAAAGCAGCGGCAACGCCAACTTGCCTTTCACCTGTAAGGCGCTGCGACCGAGCAGCGCCTGGAAGACTATCGCCGCATCGGCGGTGAAGGCGTCCACCATATCGGTGTAAGACACATCTGCGGCAGCAGCGGAGTTGGGGGTGACGGTGACAGCGGACTGGGTCCCATGGACGTTTTTGAAGAAAACCGTTCCATTGTTGAAGAAAGTCCCGCTGGGGTCGGCCAAGTCGGTTACTCGGGACCATCCAAGAGGACCCGTATTTGTCGTCCCTGTGCCAGTGGAGGTGGACACCGCAAATAGCAACAGGTCGTTCGCCTGACTAGTGCTCAGGGTAAGTGCCGGTGGGCTGGTCGAGGAGGAGTTGAACGCCGTCGCAGGCACCGCCCCGTTGGAGTCAAAGGGGGAGGCGGTGGAAAAGACATCCTTGATCCCCAGCCCTGCAATGCAGGTGTTATCTACCGCCGCGGAGTAGTTCACCGTGATCACCTCGGTGGTCAGCGCTCCGCTGGAAGGCGCTTCCCACACCTCTACAGTGGTGCGGTGCGCCCCGCTGGTGGTGTTCACCACCGAGCTACGCTTGGTGAAAGTGAGATGTGTGCTGGTTACACTGGAGATGCTAGGTGTTCCAGCGGTGACATCGTAGGTGTTCACCACCGCCACCACACCTGCCCCGTCAGTGCTCAGCCCGGGCAGCGCCTTAGTGGTCACCGACTGGGCGGTAATCGTCTGTATCGCTCCCGCATTGGTGTCAAAGAAAGGGCCTTTGGCGGCCACGCCGCCAGCATCTGTGGTGATCGCATCGACAAGTCCGACATAGCTCACCTCCGCTGTCGCGCTCGCGCACGCAACGGTGGCGCCGCTTTGCGTCGCAGACACCGACTTGTATGCGACAGTCATGTAGCAGAAGAGGGAGCCAGAGGCGTTGTTCACTGTACCTAGCTCGGTCCACCCCGCCGGTACATTGGCGCCCCCCTGCGTCGCCCCACTCGAGTTACAAGACACGTACAGGAGCAGATCATCTGCCTTGGAGGTGGAGAAAGTCACCGTCGGGGGGACCGCCGAGGTGGCGACCTGTGCCGTCGCGGGGAGGCCCGCGTTGGAGTCGTAAGGGGCAGCCGCTGGCGCCCCGGTGAACGCCTGCACCAACATCGACAGGTTATCCATCGCGTTAGTGAAACTTACCGTGATCACCTCTCCGGAGAGTGTCCCAGAGGCAACGGCGACCCACTCCTCGATGGTGGAGAACCCGGCGCCGGACAGACAGCTCTGCACCCCACCTCTTCGCTTGAAAGTCAGGTTGGTGCTAGTCACATTTCTGACTGTGCAGGGCACTCCGCTGTTCTGATCCCAGCAGATGAAGACAATAATGGTGTCATTGGCAGTACTGGTGCTCAGCCCCGGGAAGGCTGCAGAGGTGCCTCCCACTTGGGTCTTAGTCTGCTTACTGCCTGCGTTGCCGTCAAGGCCAGGAGAGGCCATCTCAATCCCTTACGCTGCGAGGAGCACCAAGGCGCCAGGCGTACCGCCGGCGAACTGCGGGGTGACATTGATCGGGATGTTCTGGACGGTGACCTGCCTTACCATGCAGCCGGAGATCGCTGCGGTGTTCACCCCTACGTTGAAGGTGTCGGCGGACAGCCCCGCTACAGTGTACTGTGTGTACTGCGTGAGCGCAGCGGGCAGCGCCCCGCCATATTCTGCCGAAAAGACTACTGTTGCTCCGTTGGCCAGCCCGGGGGCGCTGCCCGCGGTGATGCCAGGAGCGGTGACCACCCCCGGTGAGGCGGAGGTGATGCTGCAAGGGAACCACGGGTCGTTTCCGAGGAAGTCCCAGCAGAGCAGGTTCCCGCTGGAGGCGGCGTCGTAAAGTCCCCATGCGAGCACATTCCCCCAGGTGACCGTCACCATTGGGAAGGTGATACTGCTGGCATTGCTGGTGTTGCTGGGGGCACTTCCCGCCCCCGAGTTCATCAGCCCGGCGAGTGCCACCCGGGCGTAGGAGCCCCCGGTGACCTCGGTGAACCCGCTGCCGGCGTCGGTGCCCACCGCAGTGAAAAGCGCTGCGTAGGCGGTGGGCAGCGACGGCATCGCTGTCTTCCCATCCACCCAGTCGAGGAAGTGCTGCGCGGAATAGTCCGTCATGCCAGTCATTGACTTGTCCCTTTCTTAGCCGCGCTCACTCGCAGATACCCGCCCTTCTTCCCCGGGTTCTGGATGTACCAGTGCCCGTCTGGGGCCTGCTTTGCCCCCGGCAGCGGAGGGGCCTGCGGCAGCGCGAGGGGGTTGTCCCCCGTGCCAGCACCGGGGGTGCGCCCTTGCAGGTCCCCTTGGTTTGCTTTCGCGACGGGGGCCAGGTGAATTTGCAGCGCATCCCCCACCAGTTGATGGATTAGGGCCTCCAGGCCGGAGGAGTCCATCGGCAGCTCTTTTGCAAGCGCAGCAATCCGCTTGGTCTCCGCCTCATACGCCTCAATATCCCGCAGCTCTTCCTTCCCGGTGAGGCGCAGCTTCTCCTTGGCAAGCTTGTCCAGGTTTTCCCGCAAGGCACCGGTGAGTTGCTGATTTTGCAAGCTGAGCTGCTGCTCTTGCAAAGTGGGCCCTTTGCCCAGCGCCTGCGGCGGCACCATGCGCTTCAGCCGCATCGCGGCCTCTTGCGCCTCCTGGAAGTCCATTGCGGAGAGCAGCAAGTCCCCGATCACCCCCACAAGTTGCGGTGCCTGGGTCAGCAGCAGGGTCATCGCCCTAACAGTCTCTTCCCTCCTGGTGCCGTAGGCAGGACCTACGGTGGACTCGACATCATACTTCCCCAGCTGGGTGTTCAACACCCGCCGCACGACCTTCCCGTCATGGTCCAGCTGCTGGAAGTACGCCTGTTTGAGCGTGGGGTCGAGTTCCAAGTCGAACTCCTCCCCTTGCAGGGTTTTCAACTTAAGTAGTCTTCTGGTGTCATAAATCTTCGGCGCCAGATCCAGTATCTGCTTTCCGGTGTAGCGCAAGGCGCTGGCGTAGTTGTCCTGGAAGTGGAACACCGCCGTGTAGGACTGCTCCTGGCGGCGCTGAATTGCCTCCCCGGTGCGTTCGTTCCCTTGCATCCCCAGCTGGTTCTGATACTGCCCAGAGGTCATCATCATCTGATTGAAGGCGGTTTCCATGCCCGCCTGGAAGGCCGGGGAGGCGTTGGGCGGCTCGGTCCGCACCGGAGGGGCAATCTGGTTCCCTTGATCGTCAATGCCATTGTAAATCAAGACGCTGTGATTTATCCGGTTGGCGGAGTTCCACATCGTCTCGTACTCCTCGATCGCCTGCGCCGCGGCGACCCAGGGGGTCTTGCTTTGCAAAGCGACGAACTCGACCTGCGCACTCCCGTTGTAGTTGTACATCCGCTGGGCGTCTTTCATATACCTGGTGTGCCCTTTGCGGTCCAGACGCCCTTCCACTATGTTCTCTTCCCCAACCACCTTCACCAGCGGGATGTAGGCCCCAGGCCAGATAGTCTTGTTGATAATCTTCTGCCCGGCAATCAGGTGCCACTCGATTTCTTCTCGCACTGTCGGACGGATCTTCGTGAGCGGCGCCCCGCGCAGCTCCTTGTAAACCTGTGCGGGCAGGTTGGACTTCAGCACTTCCTTCCTCTCCCCCTCGACGGTCACGAAGGACACCAGCTTGTCTGCCTTCCCCACCTTGCGGAAGTACTCGCAAATGCGCGTGTGGTCTTTCAGGGTCCACCCATCGTCTTGACTGGAGTTCCCTAACGGCTGGATACCCTTCACATTCACCAGGTCTGGGTAGGCTTTGAACAGTGCACTGTTGGGCACCAAATCGAAGACCAAGGCGAACTTCGCGTCGGAGCAGTCCTCCTCCTGGCAGTCCGGGTCCATGTAGACGCTGAGGGGGTCCCACACCCGCTTGATGCGAATGCACTGGTCAAAGGTGCTGGCATCTTCATACTCCGTGACCAAACGCCACCAGCCGAGACCGGCCATCACCTGATACTGGCACGCCGTCTGGTACGCGCTCTGCGCGTTGCTTTCATACTCAATCTGCCGCATCAGGGCTTGCAAGACATCTGCACTGTCCTTGGTCGCCCCGCCCCCTACAGCACGAAAAGCCACCGCACTTTTATTCTGCCTCGCCTCATTCACGATTTGCAGATTGTGCTGCCGAACGATGTTCATAGTAAGGCATGGCTTGTTGTCAATCTCCCTCACATTGCGAATACGGTTGGGCCACTGGAAGCCGTTCTCCGGGTCGCCTAAGGCGAATTTGTAATCCAGCAACCAGTTCTTCCTTGCCTGCCCTTCCCACTCCGCACAACGCTTGTAGCGCGTGGTCGCCTCATTCACAATCGGGTCGTCCGTCGCCGCTTGCGCAGCCCCGCCGTCTTCCAGATCTTCATCATAAAGCGCCAGTCGCTGTGCCATCTAATGCCCCATCCAACCTTGGCCACTTTCCGTAGCCCTTTCTTCCCCAAAATCGCGGCCTCGGGCGCCAAGCGCCCGCTTAGCGCTCTCCGGGAGGAAGTCCGTCAGGTCAATTCGGCGCTTGCGCGCACCGATAGTGCCTGCCGCCTGCGCCATGTAGCGGAAGGCATCCGCCGCATCTGCATGCCCCTCTTTGTCGTGAAACGGATCGTCGGAGTAAACTGACTGGCCGTCGGCCCCCACATGCTCGACTTTGAAGCAGTACCGGTTGAGGTGGGCGATGCCGTCGGCACAGGCGGTTTCGTCGAAACTGCACTTCGGGAAGAAGAGCCTGGCCATATTAATCCCGTCGGAGATCCCGGTCTTCGGCACGATGAAGGTACTGGCGTATTGGTCTCTCACGATCTTCTCAATCGAGTGTTTGTACACCAGCTTCTTATGCTTCGCATCATGGGGGAGGTACATGTTGCCGTACCTGTACGGCTTCTCCTGCAGCTCTTTCAGGTAATAGGTGATGTCCTCCCCCCTGCCTTCCAGGAAGTCCACCACTCGGAACTCGTAGGCAACATACTGCCCAAACCAGATGGCGGTGTAGTCATTGCGGCCCAGGTCCCAGAAGCAGTCCACCGGCACCTCGCGCTCCCACGGCACCCGCCCGATACGCCCTTGGGCGTAGGCCGCTTGCAGCTCCTTCTTGTAAACCGCGCCCTCCAGTTGCTTGAGCGTATGCCCTTCCCAGATGTTGAGGTAATGGTCGTAGTCCAGCTGCCGGTCTGTCTCCATGTCCGCGCGGAGCACCTCCGGGAACCACGGATTATCGGCATAAGTCATCTTCACCGAGACCAGCTCGGGGGACTCCCAGGAGACCCAAGGCCGTCCTTGGGACCCGATGTGCTGCACAGCCACCAGCCGCGGGTCTTTTACAAAGCGGATGTAGGTGAAGTCCTTGTCGAGCTCCGGGTTAAAGGAAAGCCAGATCTCTGCCTGGAACTCCGGGCGGGCGAGGCCGCGCTCCCGCCAGTCCAGCGGGGTTTCCTTCCTAATTGTTGGGATCAAGATCCCCCAGCTATGCTTACTCACCTTGTTCGCTTCTTCCACCCAACAGTAGTCGATGCCCTCATACGACTTAATCGCCGTCGCATTGTTCTTAATCCCCTCAAAGCTGAAGGAGGTGGCGTTCATCTTCCCTTTGATCTTCGCCACCTCGACTTCATAATAGTCCTGGAGACCCAGGAACTCAATCTGATCCGCAAGAACCTTGTGCACGGACTCACTGATGCTTTTCTGCAGCTCCCGACAGCAAAGCACCCGGATCGGTCTTTGGGTGCCCATCAGCAACAGGGCTCTTGCAAAAGACCAGCTGCGTCCCGCCCCACGGCCGCCCCAGAAGGCCTTGAAGCGCCGGGGCTGGAAGAGGAGTTGGAACTGGTCCGCGAACTCAGCGGGGCGGGGGACGGCATTGCTTGTCAATGATGGCGCGAGGGTCATCCGGCGTCCCCCGCTCCCACATTTTGCAGCGTGAGGGCACTTCCCCCGGTGACTGTCGCGAGCCACTCCCGCCAAGTGGCCTGCGCCACCGTCGCGGTGCCCACCACTGTGACCCCGGTGCCCCCCAGCAAAGTCCAGGTGAAGGCGGCAGCGGAGTTATTCAAGACACGCAGTATCCAACTGCTGCCGGTGAGAACCCAGGGCAGCGACGTTAGAATCGTCGTGGCGGAAGGGGTAGTGACGCTGGCAACGCCGCCAAGGGTCCCGGTGAGGTCCAGCACCGAGAGCATCGACCCCGCCACTTGCGCGGCGCTTGCCACAAAACTCGTCGTGTTCACTGCTGCACTGTACTGTCCCGCAAGCCCCAGCACGTACGCCTTCAACTGCAGGGTGGTGACCGCCTCACTCGGCCCCGCCGCCGTATCCGCCGGAAGGCGGAGCGTATCTGGCAGCGGAGGCGCCGCCACTGTAAGTGCATTGGTGAAGAACGGTTCGCTCATCTAGTGTCTCACCGGGCCTAGTTCCCACAGCCAGCGCCTTGGCGGTGGCGGGGGAGGCACGAAGGCCGGGTTCACATAAAGCGCGGCCCAGTCGTTCAGCGACCCAGGGGTGGAATTGAGGGGCACCGGCGCCCCCGCCTGGTTGAGGTACTGCACGTTGAGCACAATGCACCCGAGGGTGTCGTTGTAGCACTGCGGGCCGTAGGGGAATGTGCCAGCAAGATTCGTCGTGTAGCTACTTGCCGCCCCGCTGGCGGTGTTGAAGGTGGTCACGGTCAGTGGGCTGCCGCCGATGATCGCCAACTTCTGGTGCAAAATACTCGAATTGCCGAATTGCATAGGGGGCAGGGCGTTTGCAAAGGTGGCGGTGTTCCACACCACCGCTCCGGTGTTCTTATCCACCTTCACCATCGCTCCGGTGCCACCAGCAATAATGCTTTTATTCTGGAACCAGATAATCGGGTTCCCATCCGTCTGGTCTACACAGATCCCGGCGGGTGCTATTGTAGTCCAAGCGCCATTGATGGCGGCGGGAGCGTAGCTATTTATCGTGGTCATCGAAGGGACAGTGATATCTACCTTCGCTAGCACCACCAGCTGGGTGTCCGTGTTGCTCTCCGGATACCACAGTACAAAGCCGTACTTCGTCCCCGTCTGTCCGGCACACACCAGTGCTTCTGCATTCGGCGTCACCCCGGCGCCAAAGCTCACATTGAGCCCCGCATAGGTAACTTCATTGAAAAGGGCGACGAAGCCTAAGACGCCGCCCCCCGGTCCTTGCCCATTCGCAAGAATATACTGTGTCCCCGCATAAGGTATCACGGCGGCCGTGCCGCCTGCGAGCACAAACCCTACCGGGGGGAGGCCATCGGCGCCCCCCGCGGCAAGCTGCGTCAACGACGGCGAGATCTTGATCCACCCACCGCCGTCGTGCTGGAACCAGTTAGTGTAGAAGTTCCCGTTCGCATCCACCAGTGTTGGGAGGCCTCCCCCGCCACCTCCCACCGGGTTCACCCAAGTGGAGTCAGGCACCGTGGCAAGTTCGTTGCCGCTTATCAGCCCGATTACGGTGGCATTCCCAGTGGTGTTTCCATCATTAAAGATCTTCTGATTCGCCCAATCCACCGCGATCTGGTTCACGCCACTCGTGTGAACGCTGTTCAGGGACTGTATGGAGGTAACAAACGGCACGCCCTGGGCCCCCTCAGTTGACCGTCATGACGACTGTCCCGGCGATCCCCGCCCCAGTGACATCATGCGGATTCGGCCCTGTGACGCTGAACTGGTCCCCCGGGTTGAGTATCACGGGGGCTAAGAAGCTCACCGTTGGGGCGCCCAAGGTGGAGAAAGTCACCGTCCCAATGGTGGTGCTGTTCTTCTTCAAGGTGAGCGCCAACGGCG